ATCCCACGCCTTACCCGTTGATACTTCCAAATATGCCGGTATTGCTTCCAGTAACGGAGTGATAATAACATCATTGTCCGTCCCGTCAATCCTTAAAGCTTCCCTGGCTTCCTCTATCGTAAGTATCATCATGTCACCTCATTAAGCCGTTGCTTGGTAAAGCTTAATAAATGCTTCGGATACAAGCGGCTTACAATCGGCTATTGCTAGCGCCCTATAATCAATCAAGCCACTCTTGAAGCTTGACTCCCTGGAAACTTCAATCATAATTCCCTGCGCTAAATTATAGCCCATGTAATTGAAGTTACCCAAGAGGAAAATATCATCCGCGATATTGTCATCAATTACAACCGGCTTTCCAAGGATATAGCCAATATCTTCGGTTTTCGGGTCGGTAATAAAAATCGGCCGCTTATTTCCATCAACTAGGCCATAAACCCGATTAAATAAAGTAGCGTTATTCATGGCCCATTTAGCACCTGCACCGTAACCACGTTTCAGCATCCCGATCATTTTGGTAAAGTCGGTATATGTCGGCGCACCGGAAGCGGCAAAAGTGAAACTGTTTGAAGTATCCCAAGTAATACCAGTTAATACTCCGGTTCCTTGCTTGGTTCCGGTTCCATTTACAAGGCTATCGGCAATACATTCCATCACGCAGTTGGTAAGTTCATCGGTAATATAGCTTTCAAATGCTGAAATGCTCATCCGTTTAGCCGCTGCGGAGATGGAAAATATTTTGATGATTTCATAACCGCCGAAGGTTATATTAACGGTCGTTACCTTCTCAGTTTCAACCGTTGCGCCCTCAGTATGCCAGTTTGCTTTATTGCTCGGGGTTCCAATCGGTACGGCGATATTAGAGGGAATGTTAAAACTTCGGCAGGCAGAGATTAACCCGCCAATAGTCCGGGCCTTTTTAATAACCTCATTTAAAGTCTGAGTCGGTAACACCGCTGCGCTGTCGGTCGTAGTATTAAACGCATCGGCGCGCCTCTCAGCGTTGATAATATCCATTGCGTGATTGAAAGTTCTGGTTTCAACGTCCGTAAGCCTTTGACCTAACAGATTTTTATAAAAGGCGCTCCTGTATTCGGCGCTTGCGAATACATCACCTTCAGGAATCCGATTCTGGTTGAAATTCATCCCGGTAATGGGATTGAATGCGCTTCTTTGATTTTGTTGGTCATTGGTAGGTGGCGCACCGGCTCCACTTTCCCCTTTTTCTTGAATATTCTGTTTAGCCTGTTGTAAGCCCTCAATTTCAATATTAAGGGTTGTTATATCGGCATCGGGATCAGTATCAATAGTTCCCTTAATTTGTGCGGCCCTTTTCTCGATATCTTCCAAACTGAAATTCCTGTAATAATTAAACGCCTCTGCAACAGTTTTAAAATTCATATCAAAACACTCTCCTTAAGATTTGATTTAATTTGATTTTTGCTTTTGCCCTTTCAGGGTCATTAAGTTTTGCCTGGATTCCTTCAATGGCTGATCTCGCTTCTACCGAAGTTTGAGGATAAGCAGGGAAAGGAACCACGCTCACTTCATAAATCTTTTCGATTTTGGTTATTGTCCGGGTGTTTGTCTTGGCATCGTAAAGGCTGCCGCCCTTCGGTACTTTAAAGGCAAAACTCATCCCGGATAGGTCACCCCGTTTCACTGCCGTGTGAACGCTTTGACCTTCTACAGTATCGGGTAAATTGGCAATCATTTTTAACCCTGCCGGGTCTAAATTAAACTGCATAGTTTTGGGTGTCCGGGCTAAAGGTACTTTGTTTAAATCGTGGTTATACAATAACCGCGCATCGGATAAGTCCGCACCATCCAAAGCCCCGCGCCGAATAACCTCGGTATATTCCCCTAATTTGTCTTTTATTGTGGTCGGTGTGTCGTATGTAATCGGCACGCCTTCCAATATAAGGCCATCATTTCCTGCCAGATTTGAGGCTCTTATTTCAGCTATTCTGATTTCCTTCATTTTGGATACCTCCATTGTTCGGTTTTTGGCTTCCATTAGGTAATTGATATTGATCGGCTTTGGCTGCATTTACTACGTTTAAGGTTTGCAGTCGCCGATCCCCGTCTTCAACCGCTGGAAGGTTCAAAATTTCTAACCCTTGATTAACTGTGAATAATCCTAAAGGCATAAGCTCCTTTAGAATATTGACTTTTGTTGCATTGCTGGCAAATTGTAACCGGTTTGCTTCAAAGAGAATACTATTTCCAAAAGATTGTTCACGGGGTGTAAAAAGCTTGTCTGTAAGTTCTAAAGAGAATTGTACGGCTAAAGGCTCAATGACACTCTCGTAAAAAGCTGCCCATTCGTCCTCATTATAGGTACTATTGACAATCTTTTCGGAAATACCGAGATATTCATAGATTTTTTGTTTTATGGCTGTTAATTGCTTATCATCGATAACATAGGTTCCTTCATTCTTTAGTGGGATATACTCCGCTTTAGAGTCGAGCGCCGCAATTCCTCCGGCGTTAGTGACGGTCAAATAATCGTTTATGAACGCCTCTTTTTCTGCTTTCAGTTTATCGGGAGCCAACACCTGATTATATTTTAGGATTCCCCGAATGACCGCGCTGCTTTTAATTGCCGCTTCCATGCCTTGATTTTGGGTATGTGCCAAATCCAAAGTGGGGATTATGGCCGTATTCGGATCTCCCAAAAGGTCATTCGAGTTAAAAAAGCGCCGAATCATGAAGACTTCGGAAAAAGGAAGCGTGACCGTTCGCCCTCCTGCAAATAGGAAGGCACAATATAAAGCCCCTGCTGCGTCTGTTTTGAATTCCATGCTTAGGGGTCTTAAGGGCCATATACCTTTTAAATTGCCTCTGTCATCTTTTTGAAGGTAAGCAAAGGCATTATTGTATAGGTAATAGTGCGTTACAAGCTTATAAATCATGTCGTAAGCTGTCATATAAGGGTTTGGCCTTACTTGTAATATCCGGTTTAATAGGCTGTCGCCCTCGGTTCTTTGGTTCTCAATCGATATAACATGAGTTCCTTTAAGCTTTCCAGCGTTTCGGGCGATTGCATCCACCGCCGCCCGGTAAATATCGCTTTCGTAAGCATCACCGGAAAAAAGGGAGAAGTATGCGGGGCCACCGCTCATGACTTCAACCCGTTCCATTTGGCTGGGTTCTTTATTTTTAAATAATCGTCGTAAAAAATTGGCCATGAATTTTCCTCCTATTCTTCCGACATTTCATAAAAAATTTTCCCAGAGATAATAGCCTGCTGAATTTCATCGAATACCTCTTTAGCCCGTTCGTAATTGTCATACCATCCTAATTCCCCAGAATTGTAAATGGCCATAATTCGAGGATCTTCGAAGAGATCTTCAAATTTCTTTTCTCCGAGTTCATAGACGATAATCGCAGCTAATTCAGATAATAAATTCACTTGGTCTTGGACATCAAGATCCACAATGCTGAATGCGTCATCATCCAGCATTCCGGGTGACGTTTCAATAGCTATTCTTCGAACATCAGACAATACCGGTTCCCCGGATCTTTCAAATCGTATCCACATTTTCCATTGACTCCTTTTCCTGTTATCTTGCTGAAAAAGCGAAATTGCGGAAAAGCAATAGCGGAACGTCTTTCGTTAATAAGTAGTACTGCGGAAAAAGTCTTTTCGAAATACGTTCGGCTTTTTCCGCGATCATATAACAGGCGTAAACCCTTGTTGGTTGCCTTTTTCCGCAAATCAGCTTTTTCCGCATTAAGTAATAAACCATTTTTCAATAGCTCGCCCGGAAGTTTTTGCTTTTTCTTGCCTCGCCAGATTGGCAGCTTGCAACGTTGTAAGCGCTCTTGTAATTTGTTCTTTTGAAGCGTGTCCCCCAAAAAGATTGTTAATTTCCGTCCGGGTCATACCCTCCGGTTTGCTCTTAAGCGCCGTTAAAATCCGTTCGGCTACCTCGTCGCCTAGCTTATCTCCGAAGATATACTTTGATGAATCTTCACAATATTTCCAGAACGCTAACGCCGCCAGTAAATGGATCTCCTTTATTTCCTCTGATAAATCCAACAGTGAGTAAATTGTGGCTAATCTCATGGTTTGCGCTTCGGCTCTGGCCGTCACCGCTCCAAGTAAACCTGGTTTTCCTTCTGATAACCCTGGATAAACCCTGAACCATAACTGCCGGGCAGCTTCGTCACGTTTCAAAATTCGGCCCTGACGAGCGAAATATACGGCATCTTTTAATCTGTTAATAAGTGGTAAGAAATTAACCTCTGAAATATTGCCGCCCTCGGGTAAGCATTTGGAGCGCCGGGTACATAGCCATAAAAATCTATTTGCGAAACCGTTCGCGGTTTCTGTGGCGTTCAAGTATTTTAATAATTCATCTCGGGTAATATGCCCTATAATGCTAACGTGCGGTCCAGTGGCCTTCAGTCCTTTTGAAGTCCGGGTTAAGGTTCGTAATGTTCGACCGTCCCAAGCATCCCTTAAAATTGCGCTCAACGTGTTACCATCGCGCTGTAAAACCCTCAAAACTAGCGCTAGTTCTCCTTCTTGAACTAATAATCTTTTGTCAATAACACCGGGGTCTTTTTCAAAGGTTCCCTCTTCCGTGACTTCCACCGTGGGATCTTTAATTTGTTCAATAAGACCTTCTCCGGAAGATAAACCACTTACAACACAATTGTTAGACCAAGTTGGTTCGACGGTTTCAAATAACCGTTTTATATGGCCCCACGAAGTCCCTTTTCGGCCTTTGCTCGAAGTGCCAACCAGCGCCATAAAAAGATTTAATCCGTGCCTATCTGCTTCTGCTAAAAAACAAGAGCCGCGCCCGGCTGCGCTACCAAATGCAACCAATAGTTGACTTAATAACGCAACGGGATCACTTTCCGTATGAGGTTCAATGGCCTGTACAATATCACCGGCTAGACCATGCAAAGCATCCGGAGACAATATAGGCCATTCGGGGGTTGGTGTTTCGTCAACCTCCGGCGCGGTCGGCATGGATTGAAAGTCACTTTTCGCACTCGTGGCGATCTGCAATTCTCCCGGCTTGTACTTCATAGCGCTATCAAAAATTACTCTTAATTCGTTACTATCAAGCGGGGGAATGCATTGCTTATTGTTAACCTCGCATAAAGCAGCGAATATTGCTGATTCAGTTAATCCTTTTGTTCGAAGTGAACAGGCCGTTTTAAATAAAGTCTCATTCCGGGAGCCTTCAGGAATTGTTCCTCCATCTATTTGAAAGGATTGTTGAGGAGTGACTTTTTCATTCTCTCCGGCCAGAAAACCCAACCACCAGGGCGGGAGTTCTGCCAGTTGAATTTCTCCCGGCATTCGGCCCATAATCCATTCATATCTGCTGCCAGAAATATGTAGAGAAGGAGCAACCACGATATAACCCCCATCGGCTCTTATATCAATCCCCGGCGCAATATTGACTTTATTTTTTAACCCTGGCCCCGGATATTTAAAAAGTAAATGCCTGCCGCCGCTGCCGGTTTTTTGTTCAACTGTTGCCGGTAGTTCGCCATATGAAAGCCGAAGATTATTAAGGGATTGCATGCCTTTTGGGCCGTCAATATCAATAACGATAAATCCGCTTGCGGCTCCCGTAGCAATTCCTATATTAGAATTAGGCCAGCGAGTGAACCAATCTACAACAGTCGCTTGATTGGTTGAAGCGCCTTTCACTCCGTTTGTAATCTTTGGGTGTTTGCCCGGACTATTACAATCTTTACCGCATGAGCATTTACCATTAACTATAGTATGGAGCGGGAAAACCAGCCAGCCTGACCGTTGATAAAATAAAGCCGTGTTTAAAATGTCATTCAGAATTATCACCTCGCTTTCATGCTGTTGTGTTATTACCATTAAGCAATTTTCCCGCCCGTGCGTGCCTGATTCTCCAACCATTCAATAAACAAATTAGTAGGAACAAACCATTTTCGGCCTATTTTCAAGCCGGGAAAGTCAGCCCTTTTAAATAGCCCGTATATAGCTGGAAGGTTTAAATTAGGCGTGTCCACACCATTAAAGAATTCTTTTTTAATAGTCTCCGGGTCAAGTAATCGCGGGAGACTTTTTTCATCCATTAAGCTCACCTTCTTTTATGTTTTATTTGTTGATGGCCACCGCTAAAAATCCAAAATTGGATTCTCAACGCTGGTCATTAACCAGCATTCGGACTTTTATCGCACTGAGATTTTACCCCAACACTAAGGCAGCGGGTTCGGCTCTGTTCCCTAATCGCCGTTGCCTAGACCTACTATGTAATTTTCAAGGTACAATTTTTTAAATCAATGTGTTTTAATCTACTTTCATTTGTAGTATAATAAAAAAAGTTAATAATAAAAAATAAATCTATTAACATTTTTGATTAACAAAAAATTTTTTCGATTAACTAATCGAGTTAACAAAATAGGGGAGGTTAAAAAACATGGTTTCAGAGTTTATTAATGATATAAGTAAAGATTTAGGTGGGTTGGCTGAAATCAATAATTTAAACTTGATTTTTGAGGATTATAAACTTGTTCTTTTTAATGAACCGCCATTTAAGTTTGAAGATGGTACAGAAACGTCTAGAAAAGTATGGTATCTAAAGGCAGAAGGAAGGCCAAAAGAAGCAAGTGAGATCACTTTTTCAAAGTCCGATCTATTGGTTTCATTACTTAACCTCGGAAGTAAAATTGAGGAGAATAAAGCCTTACGGGATGAATTAGCCCTGTCGGAGGAAGTTATTGGATGGTGTAAAAAATACGGCTTTCCATACGAGGAAAAGTATTTTACTGAAAACTTTTGGGATGAAAACCACGAAAAACGGAAAGGAAAGGGGCTTATCTCGGGATATGCTGGTTTTAGGCTAAATGAGTTTAAAAGGCGGGTCGCTATCTTATACGGTTTATTTAACTTGTGGTATGGCTTAACTTATGATGATCTTCGGAGAGTAATTGAATTTTCGCCATTAGTGAAAGAATTTGATAGCCAAAAAGATATTGATGAACAACTTGTACAAATGAAAAATTCTTTATCCCGTAGGATTTGGACGGCAATGGATATGGGGCACGTTTCTCTTACTTTACAATATAACCCACAATCAGACAAATATATCATAATTCCTTACACGAATAATTTAATCTCTGTTGCTTTTTTTCAGTTAGCTATGTTAATGACTAAAGAAGGAGAGGGGAATGGGGTAAAATTTTGTTCAAAGTGTGGTAGACTTTTTGAAGTAGAACATGGCAACAAGAAAATTTGTTCTGAATGCGATAATATTTACCATAGAGATTATATGAGGGAAAAAAGAAAACGGAAAAAATGATACTGCAATTTTTACTGCATGGTGGATAAAAAAGGGTAAAAATAGCTTGTTTAAATTGGAAATAAATGTAGGCAGAAAACAGAAGGAACCCTTAATAGATAAGGGTTCCTTAAATTTGGTGAAAGTAGGTTAAATCTATCCACTTAAATCCGAAATTTGGGCATTATGATTAAGGCATAATTAAAAAATCCTTATTCT